ACTACATTAGCAGGTTATGGAATCACAGATGCGGCAACGTCTGCACAAGGTGCATTGGCGGCAAGTGCGTTACAAGCAGAGACAATTACACTAACAACATTAAAAGCAGAAGTAGCGGCAAGTGCTGACTTTGCAGACTTCCAAACTAGAATAGCGGCATTATAAGGAAAAGAATATGGCAAATAGAATACCACTCATAGTTGACAGAGACGATAGCAACAAACTTAAAGAATTGCCAATAGGTGATAATTTAGACTTAACAGGATCAGGTATTACTGGAGCAGGAATGATTTCTGCAACAGGACTTACACTTGCTGGAGTTAACTATAATCCATTTAGTGGCAGTTGGAATGACTTAGCAGATAAACCTACTGTAGCCGCAACTACAACAGAATTAACAGAAGGTACTAATCAATACTTTACAAACGAAAGAGTTGATGACAGAGTAAATGCTATCCTTAGAGAAGGTAGCGGAATTGATATTACATACGATGACTTAAACGGAACTATTACTATTGCCGCAACAGGTGGTGGCGGCGGTGGCGCCGGAGGTAGTGGACTTGTTACTGACCTAACAGGACTAGCATCAAGTAACGTATTAAAATGGAACACAACAGCAGGCCAAGATAATAATGGAGCATGGGTAAACAGTTTTATTAACTATAGTGAAATTGTTGGTACACCTAGTTTAGCCGCAGTAGCAACAACTGGCAGTTACAATAACTTAGCTAACAAACCAGACTTAGTCAACGACATTAGTGATTTATCAGATGTTGATACACAAGGTACACCACCAACTCCAGGACAAGTATTAAAGTGGGACGGACTTAAATGGGCTCCTGCAAATGATGCAACATCAGGTGGTGGCGGACTAAACGCTGATACACTTGATGGATTTGATAGTCCTTACTTTTTAGATTATAATAACTTAACCAATAGACCTACTTTGTTTGACGGTAACTTTACTTCAATAGTTGGATTACCAACTACACTATCAGGTTACGGAATTACTGATTCTATTAGTGCAAACCAAAGTTATACACAAAACGGTAGTGTAACATTTAATAGTGATGCAGGAATTACAGTTGGTACGAATAATAATATTAAGTTACGTGTAGACAATGCTGTAATTATTGAAAGCACAGTAGATGAACAAGATTTAGATATTAAAGTAAAACCAATAACAGGTGTTGAAACAGCAATAAAAATTGACACAGGTACAAAGCGTGTTGGTATATTTGATAGTAATCCATCACACAAACTTACAGTAGCAGGCGATGTAAATGCTACTTCGTTTATTGGTAGTGGTGCAAGCCTAACAGGAATAACACTTAGCCAAATACTAGCAGGCGGGTCAGAAGTAAGTGACAGTGTTAGTTTTGGTAATGTAACACCTTACACTACTGCAACATATAACTTAGGTGCAAGTAACAATGTTTATTCTAATGTATATGCAACTAACTTTCATGGAAGCGGTGCTAACTTAACAAACATTCCGTTTAGTTCATTAACAAGTGTTAGTATTGATTACACAGGTAGTACAATTACTAACAAGCCTACTATTCCAACAAATAATAATCAACTTACAAACGGTGCAGGATATCTAGCAAACCTATCAACAACTAGTATTACTACACTATCAGATGTAAGTATCAACAGTCCACAAGAAAGCCAAGTTATAAAATATGTAGGTGGCATTTGGACTAACGCCGCTGGCGGTGAGTCAGTTGGTAACTTTACATTTAGTTCTGGTATTATTGACACAGACGATTCAAGTGGTATTACAATTACTCCAGCAGTAACAACAAGCAGTGATCTTACAGTACAGAACGACTTAGTAGTACAAGGTAGTATTACAGCAGATAGTATTGTTAGTACAGGTACAGGTGTGCCAACTATTGAAAGTGCGTCTAGTATTAATTTATCAGCTTCGGATAGAGTTACAGTTACACAAAGTCCTATTAACTTAGCAAGTTTTACAACTAATGATCGTAATAATTTAACAGCAACTAATGGTGACATGATCTACAATACTACTACAAATAAATTCCAAGGCTATGCTAATGGTGCTTGGGTCGATTTACACTAGGAGTTTAAATGAGCGAACGAGAATATATCGTTACACTAAAAAAAGGTGTAGACTACGAATCATTTAATCAAGAAATGATTGAAGAAACTGGCGCTGGTAATATTCCAAGTAGATCAGCAACAGTCGCGGATGCAAGACCTGGATCTCAACGCAATACACATTATGCTCTTACATATGAAGAAGCAACAGAACTTAGAAAAGACGATAGAGTTGTTGATGTTGCTATTCCACCGGATCAAGATGAAAACTTAGAAATTGGTTTAACAACAACATATCAAGGTAACTTTTATAAAGGAACTTCAGAACTTAGCAGTAAAAATATCGACTGGGGTAAAAGACGCCACAGTGTAGTTACTGAAGATACAACTTGGTCAACAAACTTAGATAGCTCATATAATTATGCGTTAGATGGTACAGGTGTAGATGTTGTTATACAAGACAGCGGCCTACAAGTTGATCATCCAGAATTCCAAGATGCTAACGGAGTATCAAGAGTACAACAGATTAATTGGTATACTGAAAGTGGATTAAGCGGATCGCAAAGTTCTAATCATTATAGAGACTATGACGGACATGGAACACACGTTGCAGGTACAGCCGCAGGTAAACATTTTGGTTGGGCTAAAAATGCAAGAGTGTATAGTGTTAAAGTTAGCGGACTAGAAGGCACAGGCGATAGTGGTAGTGGTATTAGTATTAGTAATTGTTTTGATGTTATAAAATTATGGCACAGAAATAAACCAATTGATCCAACTACAGGACGTAAACGTCCAACTATAGTAAACATGAGTTGGGGCTACAGTTCGGGATACGGAACTGCTACAAGTATTGTATATCGAGGTACAACATATAGTAGTAGTAATGATCCTAGTTTTTCTTCAAGAACACATCTAAGAGATACTTACGGACTTTATCCATACAATACTTTTAGTGGATATAGAGCTCCAGTACGAATAGCATCAGTTGATGCAGATGTAGAAGAATTAATTGATGAAGGTGTACATGTATGTATTGCCGCAGGTAATAATAGTTTTAAAGTAGATGTAGATGGCGGAGATGATTATAATAATATACTTTTTGGTGGAGGCGGTAGTAATTACTATCACCGAGGCAGTTCTCCGTATAGCGTAAATGCGTTTATGGTTGGATGCCTAAATGCTCAGTCAAACACAGAAGATAATAAAGTAGGATTTAGTACAACAGGACCAGGTGTTGATATATACGCCGCAGGACATAATATTGTTAGTTGTACAAGTACTACAAATAAATTTGGAGATGCCGCATATTATGATGGTGGTGGCTTTAGACAGTGTAACATTAGTGGTACTAGTATGGCTAGTCCGCAAGCATGTGGTGTAGGAGCATTATACCTACAAGCAAATCCTATGCTTACACCAGCACAACTAAAAGATATGATGCACAAAGATTCAAGTGAAACTTTAGAAGCAGGAACACTTACAGGATATGGTGACACAGATGATGCTATGGGTGGCCCACGCAGAGTAATGGTATCTAGATACAATAAGCGTATACCTTACTCATCATCTATATCAGGTAAATACAGTAACAGGGGAATATAGATGGCAATTCAAATAGTAAATATAGGTAATATTGCAAACGACGGCACAGGTGATGATCTACGTGAAGCATTTGTAAAAGTAAACAATAACTTTGCAGAACTAAATGCTAGAAGTACAGAATCAACTACTGTATCTAACTTAGGTAGTGCAGGTGAAGGTGTGTTTGGTCAAATAAGTGGAACTGACCTACAGTTTAAAAAGATTGTAGCAGGTACAGCAATATCACTAGCGGCTGATGCTAACGCTATTACAATTAATAGCACAGCAACAGGACTTCCTAGCGTACAAGTATTTGCAGATAACAATAATATTACATTAGATTCTAACGGTAATTCTTTAACACTTGCAGGCGGTGGAACTACTACAACAAATTTAAGTGGAAATACACTTACAATTAGTAGTGTAACTTCTGTACAGACTGATACAGATCCTAAACTTACAGCAACACTAAACGCACAAACTAATGACATTACTAACGTAGGTAACATGACTGGTAATGTACATGGATTAGATATTAGAACGTTTGACGGACTACAACAATATCTAACACTAGATATGGGCGAAGCAGTTCCTACAGTGTTTACTAGTACATTAGAATATCTAGCACATAATTTAACAGTTGACTATGATAACGGAACTGAAACGTTCACAGGGTCAACAGCAGTTGAAGCAGATATGGGAACGCTATAGGGAGTTTTGCATGGCGCAATTATGGACTGTTAAACCAGGACACAACTTAGGTACATACCAAGAAAGTATTACGCAGACTATTGCATTACCTGTTGTAGCTGGTTGTACACTTTCACTTATTAGCGGAAAGTTGCCAGGTGGGTTAAGAATTGAAGGAGACAACTTATTAGGTACTCCGTTCGAAGTTAAAAGACTAAAGTTATTTAGATTTGTTATTCGTGCAGTAAAAGGAAATGACAAAGAAGATATAACATTAAGACTAACTATCGACGGAGCTGATGCTCCAGTTTGGGTCACAGAAGAAGGTTCTTTACCTATTGGTCCTAATAATAAGTTTTATATACTAGATAGTAGTCCTGTAGACTTTCAACTACAAGTTATAGATCCTGATTTACCAGCAGGCGATAATATTGAATATTTTATTGCTGATAATGATGGCGAACTACCTCCAGGCATTGAACTAGGTATAACAACTGGTAAACTTACTGGTGTTGTTGAACCAATACTAGCATTAGAAAAAAGAGCAAGCAGTGGCTTCTTTGATAGTAATGTATATGGTAATTCTCCGTTTGATTTTGGTGTAAAGAGTGCAAACGGTTTTGAAAGTTATTACTACGATACAACATTCTATGATTATAATATTCCTACACAAAGTCCTAAAAAATTAAATAGATACTACGAATTTACAGTAAGTGCAAGCGACGGTGTTGTAATTGCAAAACGTAAATTTCAAATTTATCTTGTAGGTGACGACTTCCTAAGAACAGATAATACTATTATGCAACTCGGTACTGGATTGTTTACAGCAGACAATACGTACTTAAGAGCTCCTGTTTGGTTAACCCCAAGTGACTTAGGATACCGTAGAGCAAATAATTATGTAACATTATTCCTTGATGTATACGATCCTACTAGCAACACTGGTATTATTAGTTTTACAGTTAAAGATTCTAACGAAGATGGTAGTGTAAGTGCATTACCGCCAGGTATGTCTATTGATAGTACAACTGGTGAGATTGCTGGACGTATTCCTTATCAACCAGCAGTTACTACAGAATACAAATTTACTATTGAAGCACTAAGACAAATTGGATCTAAAGAAACTACATCTACAGAACCATTTGCAAACAACATTGGTGTTGGTGAAACTTGGAGTGGCGACGATAATGTAGCATTTACTGATTTTGCTGATAGTTTGTTTAACGGATTAGGAGCAACAGGTTGGATAGTATTTAACGAAGTTCCTGTAACAGAAGCAGACTCAGGTGATAACAAAAGTTATAAAGCAATCGATATTATAGATAAATCTGTTTGGACAATAGAAAATGGTAGAGTAACATCTACATCAGCTGATAAGTCAGTAACAAAAATTGAAGTAGGAAGTGTAGACTATTTAAGAGGATCGTTCTTAGGAACTATTGCAAACATAGGTTATAAAACTTATGATGCATTTGGAGCAACTGTTGCAAACAAAGTTGTTACTATGTCGTTTTATAGTTTTGATAAAAGAACAACATCATTATTTAATCCAACAGTATCTAAAGACAAACAATTTACAGTTAAACTATTAGGTGAAATTGAAAGTGCTATTACATGGAACACGCTAACATCACTAGGAAACTTAAGAGCTAACTTTGTTAGTACACTAAATGTTAGTGCTACAAGTAGTGTACCTAATGCTGTTGTATTATACACATTAGATTCAGGTAAACTTCCGCCAGGACTTACTCTTGCTATTGACGGACAGTTACAAGGTAAAATTAATCAATTTGGTGAGCCGGGTAATCCAGGATTGACTACAATAGACAAAGCAACAACACAAACAACATTTGACGGTGCTACAACAACTATTGATAGAAGTTATACATTTACAGTTAAAGCACAAGACCAATTCCAATTTAGTGCAACAACAAGAACGTTTACTATTACAACAACTGATCCAGACGATACTCTTTATAGTAGTATATCAATGGTGCCGTTGTTGAAACAAACACAAAGAAATACATTTAGAAACTTTATATCTGATCCTACTATCTTTACACCAGCAAGTATATACAGACCAAATGATGATTCGTTTGGTCTACAACCACAAATAAAAATGTTGGCTTATGCAGGTATTGAAACAAAGTCTATTGGAGAATTTGTTGCGGCGGTTGCTAAAAATCATAAGCGTAAACAATATAAATTAGGTGCTGTTAAAAAAGCAATAGCAAAAAATCCAGGAGACAATGATTCTGTATACGAAGTAATATATGTAGATGTAATTGATCCTTCCGAACCTGATGAAGGTAAAGGAAAAACAAATACTAACTTTACTATTGCAACACAAAATAAAATTACAACAGATCAAATTCAATATGCTGTTACAGATGATAATACTGGTGTAGGTACAGGACAAGGATTTTTTGACTTAGGCCTACGTGGCGGTGACGGACTTAGTCCTGCAAATACAGGAACAATTTCATTCTTTACTAGAGTAGGACCTATATCATTTGCTTCAGGCGGTAGTATTACAGTTGAACTACAAGATGGTACAACTATTAGTAGTCAAAGTATTGATGATAGTATTAGTTCAGATCCATTAAGATTGCGTCCAATAACAAATACAATTAAAATTGATAGTGATGCAATTAAGATTAGTGATAGTAATGATCAAAGAAAGTATATTAGTAACATTACTAATATGAGAGATAGAATAAGAGCTATTGGTAAAAATCTTAGAGAGTTTTACCCTTTATGGATGCGTACTTCACAAACAGCAGGACAAGCAGAACTAGGCTTTAAACTAGCAATACCACTATGTTACTGTAAACCAGGTGAAGCTGATAGTATAATACTTAACATTAACAATAGTAATTTTAACTTTAAACAACTAGATATTGAGATCGAAAGATACAATATCGACAGTACAGATGGTAATAGTAACGAACAATATGTTCCGTTCGCAAATTACCAATTCAATGTATAATGCTGATAAATAATAGCAACGAGAGGATAAACTATGGCAAGTAATATTAGTGATACAGGAATTAACAGTGATTTTCCTATAGCGGGACAAGATAACGACTCGCAAGGATTTCGTGATAATTTCACAACAATTAAAGCAAACTTTGTAGCGGCTAAGACAGAGATTGAAGCAATACAAACTAACGGTGCAGTTAAGAATGCAGAGAATAATTTCTTAGGAAATACTATTAATAATGCAAACTTTCAAAATACTACCGAAACAGGATATATTGCTGGTGCAACTATTAATACTAGTCAAAACATTAACCTCGACAACGGCGCATATCAAGAGTTTACAGTAGGTGCAGACATTACACTTACACTGTCTAACTGGTCAAGTGAACTAGCAAGAACAGGTAAAATACGTTTGCATATTAAAAGTGATCAAGCGGCAGGTAGTGCTACTAATAGAACTGTTACATTTGCAAGTAATGCAGGTGGTGGAACTATTAAGAAAAATGCTAACTGGCCAACTGGTGATCTTACAGCAGTAATTGGTGCTCCAGGTGCTGGTGAAGAATCTAAGTACTTTGCATTTGAATTTGTAAGTTACGACAGTGGTGCAACTGTATGGGCTGAATACTTAGGTATATATCAGTAAGATGCATCCGTTTGCAGAAGATACATCAGATATGACAGTATCTCAATTATACGATAAAGTTGCAGAACTAACTTCAAAGTATTTTGCAACTAATAATCCTCAAGTTCAAGAACAAATTACAACGTTTATTGAATACTACAAGCAAGAAGCTCTTATAAAAGAAGCCAAAATCCGAACTCAAGATGCAGAAAATCAACAAAATGGCGATTTAGATCTTGACAAACTGATTAATATCAGTTAAAATACATGTATGCTTATGAAAACAGACTCACTCGGCATTCCGAGATTTAACAATAAAGACCTTGTCGACATGATTTATAGCGGACACGCTGATAAATGTCATGTAGTTCTGTGTGATGAATCTGATGATGTAGATATGTTTAACAAAGCAATGGAAGAACAAGGCTTTGATAAACTACAAAAATATATTCCTTTAGATGTAGATCAAAAGACTTTTGACGGTGTATGTCAAGGTGAATGGTTTATGCCTGATGAATATAAAAAGATAAACGTACATAACTATATTCTAACAAAATGTACTACACAAGACGAAACAGCAAGATGTGCAGAAGAACTTGCACAGTTTGAAGGCAGAGGAATGATGCCACTGTTACAGTATATGATCTACCTTGTAGACTTCATGCGTGAGAACAATATTGTTTGGGGAGTAGGTAGAGGTAGCTCTGTAGCATCATATGTGTTATACTTAATAGGTATACACAAAATTAATTCAATCCAGTTTGACCTGGATTGGAGAGAGTTCTTGAGATAAGTAAGTATATAACCAGGAGAAGAAGATGGCAGTAAAACAAACAGGTCGAAAACAATACAGATCAATGCAGGGTAAACCTGTTGATATGGATTTGCTTAGACAAAGAAACGAACTAACACCAGCAGTTGGTAATGTTCGTGTTAATGCTAGAGGCGACGAACTAGGTCCAGGCGGAAAGATTATTAAAAAGCGTGAAGACGTTTTACGTGATTTCTATGAAGATAATGTTGAGCCTACACAGTTTGAAGCATCTGAAAAAGCACCGGTAGTAGAAGAGCCAGCAGTTGAAGCAACAGAAGTTGAAGCACCTAAGGCACGTTCTACTAAAGCAAAAGCTGGTCAAACAAAAGCTGAAGCAAAAGAAGAAGCTGATGAATGGGTAGAAGATGCAGACGGTAACTTTGTAAAAAGAGGTGATTAATGTCAATTGATTATCAAGCAATGGCCCAAGGCCGAAAAGGTATTCAATCTAAAATTGAGGCAGAAAGTATTCGCCCAATTAGGAATAGAGTACTAGTACATAATATGCACTTTGGTGAACAAACTACTAAAGGTGGAATTATTATTCGAAGTGACGACGGCGAGACTAGAGGCATTTACCCACGTTGGGGACAAGTATATGCTAAAGGCCCAGAAAACAAAGATCCATACCAAGAAGGAGATTGGATCTTAGTTGAACATGGACGTTGGACAAGAGGACTTGAACTTCATTTAGCAGGAGAGCCTGTTACTATTAGAATGGTTGAATCTGAAAGTATTATTGGATGGAGCGAAGAAGCACCATCAAATGATTTACGTATCGGACTAGAACAAGATCTAACCGGAGATCAAGCAAGACCAGAAGACTTTACAAATGCCCATGGGCAAATGAATCAATAGAGAAAGTAAATAAATTGAAGAACGTAGACTTAAACAAGTATAAAGATTTCGTGCGAGAAGTTACTAGTGGTGAATCACTATCAAGTATGCAGATGTATAATCGTATAGTTGATATTGAAACAACTGAAAGTAAGATGGGCGTAAACATGTCATTGCTAATGACTGGTGCTATTGGCATTAGTGCAGAAGGTGGTGAGTTTATGGAAATTATTAAGAAGTGTGTATTCCAAGGTAAGCCTATGGATAAAGATACACAATATCATGCAATGCGTGAGCTTGGTGATATTATGTGGTACTGGATGAATAGTTGTACTGCATTAGGTATTGACCCAAATGATGTTATTGCTGAGAATGTTAAAAAATTAGAAAAGCGTTATCCGGGAGGATCATTCGATCCTTACTATTCAGAAAATAGACAAGAAGGCGACATCTAGTTTGTTACCAATATTAACTGACGTAGACGGTGTACTTCTAGTATGGGAGGCATCCTTTAGTAAGTGGATGGCTTCTAAAGGCTACACTGTAAAAACTCCAAACGTATACAAACAATCAACACGCTACGGACTAGAACAAGACCTAGCAGATAAGTTAGTATGTCAATTTAACGAAAGTGCTTGGATGGGATATTTAGATCCCATGCCTGGTGCTGTTGATGCTGTTCAACGATTGGGTAGACGAGGTTATACTTTTGAATGTCTTACTAGTCAAAGCGAAGATAAATGTGCTGGTGATATTCGTAGATATAATTTAGAACAAGTGTTTGGAGATGAAGTAATTGTAGACTGTACTTGTATTGCTACAGGTGCTGATAAGGACGAACACTTAAAACAATGGAAACCAGGACATTGGTGGATTGAAGATAAGCCTGAAAATGCTATTGCAGGACTTAATGCAGGACACAAACCTATTCTAATTACACATGAATACAACAAAGATTTTGAACATGAAGGTGTATTAAGAGCAGATACTTGGGAAGATATACTTAATATCATTATTGAGGTTGACAATTAAGTAAAAGAATATATACTATTACAAAACGCTATTATAGATAACACAATATAGGAGGTTACGATGGCAGTAAAAATCACAGCTGAAATCTCAGCAGAACAATTTGAAGAAAATTTTAATTTTAAAGAAGCAAGTGGACTATACAGTGATCCATTGTTTAGGCTTGTAGTAAACAAGTTTGGACGGTGTTACTGGTTACTTGCACACGATAACCTACAAGGGCCTCGATTTAGCGGAAACAACGTATATTATCAAGGCAACAACTCAAGACTAATCCGTACAATTTATCCTAATGCAAAACGTATTATAGACGTTGGTGCTAACGTAGGCAATAATACTATTGCTTATGGAGAATGGGCAGAGAATGTAGAGTCTTTTGAACCTACACCAACTACACTTAAAATGTTACTTGCAAATATTAATATTGCAAAGCATCAAGATCTAAAAGGAGTGTATTGGAAAGGTACAGATCAAGAAGGCGATATGTGGCGAGATGAATATGCAAAAGCAGGTTGGTACATACATAAAGGTGTACATCAAAGTATGAACATTACTGCAAACATTACAGTACATGAAGTTGCCGCAACTAATCGTAATGAAGGTACTATTGATATTTTAGATCATACTGATCACGGAGGGCATAATCATGTTGTATTAGATAGTGATAATGTTAAACTACGTGATAGTCAAAACTTAGTACCTGTACCAGCACGTACTATTGACAGTTATAACTTTGAAGATGTAGACTGTATCAAGATTGATGTTGAAGGCAGTGAGCTATTAGTTATGCAAGGTGCAAAAGATACAATCGATAGATGTCGTCCTAGTGTACAAGTTGAGATTGTGCCTAAGCAATGTACATTGTTTGGATACGAACCACAAGACTTATATGACTTCTTTGCAGAACGTGATTATGTATGTGTAAGTGCAGTTCGCAGACCAATGAACAAAGAACAAAGAGATTTGTATTGGGGTAAGAACATTGGCATGAAACACAGACAAATTAAAAAGTACATGGACAGATTATTTGTACCACGAGAAGTACATGAAGCAACTGATTATGGAACTATGGCGCAAGCAAACATAGATCCTAGTGCGGCAAGTTTATTTGATTTTGGTTAAATTAACTGTTGACATTAGAACAATATTATAGTATACTGTATAGACAATGAAGCAAAAAGTCAGTAATGATGAGCTTATTGTACAATAGGGAACATAGAAACGTTCCAATAATTTAACAGTCGAGGAGACACACTATGAAAGAGCCATACGTAAGCCTATTTAATTATGTAGACAATTGGAAGAAATCAATTGTAAACGGGTATGCAGACAGCATACAATCTGCCTATGGAGAAGACTTATCAATCTTCTTTGGTCCAAAAGAAGAACGGACACCTATCAAATTTTTAGAACCTGAAGACTATCAACGAAAACTACAATTAATCAAACGTGCAAACTTGCCTAAGTTGAATGTAAGCAAAGGTGCCCTTAACTTAGAGTCAATGGGTACAGTAGACTTTGTTACTGCATTTAAAATGGCACTAGATGCACTTAATGCTGTTGTTGATCCTGAAACAGGCAAGCCTGTATTGTACGGTGTACAACTACAATCATATAATTTAGACGAAGCAGTAATGAATGGACTTGCTGTTGATCAAAGTCTTGTTGCTATGAACATGAAAGCACAACGAGTAATTTACTTGTGGCGTATGTTTGAGATTGCAATGAACTTTGATAGCAGTCTTGTATTTGGTGCTAAAGGACGTTATGCCGCAGACGAAGAACGTGTATTTTTAAATGATGGTATGCAGGGTTCAATGGCACTAGCACTACACGGAGTAAAGACTCTTATTGTAGGCTTTAGTATGAAAGATATGCCATACATTGACTTTAATCAGTTCTTGGCTTGTAACGCAGATGTTGTTCCTATTACTGACTATGACTTTGTTAAAGTTCGTAACAACAGAGCGAGAGCAATGCTTCAAGCAGGACTTGATGTAAAGTTAGAAGATCAACCAGCATACAATCTTATGCGAGTTTTTGATAACGTTAATATTACACCTGTGCCAGAAAGTGCAACACCAGGTGCTGGCGAAACAAAACATACTGCTCATATGCAAAAACACTTTAAAGAGTTTTGTAAAGACAATTACTCAAATAGATTTGCATTTGAAATGGCACTTAAATGTGTACGCAATGCATGGCATTTCTCTGCAATCGATCATGCGCCAGTATGGGGGTTGACAGAGCTGTTTACACAGATGCCTAAGAAGTCAGTAACTGATGATCTGCTTATTAAGATTGGACAGGTTATGAGTGAACGTTGGAGTTCGAGTAGTAAGGTATGGTCAGACGTACTTAAAGGTATTCGTTCACAGTATCCTGAAAAAACAAAATCAGGCAAATACACAGAGTGGAAAGATCATCGATTTACATCAGGATCAAATCGTGGACTAATGATTGCCGCGGCAATTAAATCATTAATTGATAATCGTGAGCAACATATACAAGCACAGCCTGGTAAACAAAAAGGTTATGATTTAGTTATTCCTACTGTTGTAAAAGGTGGTTCTGACTTTACAATTGATGTACCTTATGTATATACAGATACAAACGGCAACGTTGCAGAGTATTCAACTCTCATTGATGTTGATGCTTTTAACAATAAAGCACAGAAGCAAGAAGATGATAAGTTTGCGGAGTTTATGTAAATGGCAGACTTAATAAAAATTAGAGAAGAGGGCCTTCGGGCTCTCTCCTCACGTAAGTTTCATTCTTTAGACGATGCTAGTACATATGCAACATTTTTTGAAATGTTTAAAAAGTCTACAAAGCAAGATCAGTTTTTAAAACTTATTTGGGCTCACACAGTTAAGTGGGAAGGCGATCCGTTTGAGCTTGCAAAAATTGCTCCAGACTTGTGTCCTATTTTTGGTACACCGTTAGACTACGGACGTGGAAAAAATAAAGTAACAAATCCAAACATTGATAACTATGACGGATTCTTTCAGCCTACTGTAGATCATAAAATAGCAAGGTCTATGGGAGGAAAAGATGAAATTAGTAATTATGTTATTGTAAGCCGTAAAGCAAATCAGTTTAAAAGTGACATGGGTTCTAAGATGGAATTGGATACATTTTACAAAGGAATGGTTGACATTTACTATAGTTAATGTTACAATAAGACAATGAGGAATTATATATGAAATTACCAACACAATTTACAGGTTTAGGAACAACAGGCTTAACTGGCATTGCTCTTATGTACCTTCATATTACAAATGAACTAACAGGCTGGGCTTGGCCCATACTTTATGTATCGCTTATTTTAATGGGTATTGGCCAAGAAAACAGGAAAGACTAATGGCAATACATGGAATGATTGATTTAGAAACACTAGGCGTTGAGCCTGATAGTGTTATAATCACTTTAGGTGCAGTTAAGTTTGATCCGTTCAGTGATGCTGAACCCAATCATGGATTGTACCTACGTTGTGATGTAGAAGAACAATCAGAGAAGTATGGTCGTAGTATTGATAATAACACACTAGAATGGTGGGGCAAACAAAAGCAAGAAATCCAAGACGAAGCCTTTGGAGATCATGAGCGAGTAAATATGGATAACTTAACAAAGCAACTCAACAAATGGTGTGTTGGAGTTGACTATCTATGGTGTCAAGGTCCGTTATTTGATTATGCAATATTACAAAACTTATACAAGAACATTGGCAAGCCATGTCCGTGGAACTACTGGCAAATTAGAGATAGCAGAACGGTGTTTGCAATGATGCCAAGTGATCCACGTAAAGCAATACAAGAACAACTACACAATGCTCTAGCAGATTGTTATTATCAAGCAAAATGCCTACAGCAAACATACAAACACTTTGGAGTTACTAGATGAAAGAATTATGGGTAGAAAAATATCGTCCAAGCACAGTTGATGGATATGTATTTAGAGATGATGCACAAAAGCAACAAGTCAACCAATGGATAAAAGATGGTACTATTCCGCATTTATTGTTTAGTGGTAACGCAGGTATTGGTAAGACAACACTTGCAAAGATTCTTCTTAATCAACTAGAAGTAGGTGACCTTGATATACTAGAGATTAATGCTAGTCGTACAAACTCAGTAGAAGATGTACGTGACAAGATTGTAAACTTTGTACAAATGATTCCATTTGGTGAGTTTAAATGTGTACTACTTGATGAGGCTGATTATCTAAGTCCAAACGCACAAGCGGCGTTGCGTGGCGTAATGGAAGAGTATCATACAACAGCAAGATTTATTTTAACTTGTAACTATCCAAACAGAATTATTCCTGCATTACATAGTAGGTGTCAAGGCTTTCATATTGAACGTATTGACCAAACAGAATTTACTGCTCGTGTAGCAGAAATTGTTCTTACAGAAGGTGTCACTCCAGACTTGGATATCTTAGACACTTATGTAAAAGCAACGTATCCTGATTTGCGTAAATGTATTAACATGGTGCAAATGAATTGTGTTGACGGCGTATTAGTTCCGCCAGCTAAAGCAGATGCAGGTGATGCTGATTATAAGATTCAAATGGTTGAACTATTTAAGCAAGGCAAGATTAGAGATGCACGTAAACTAGTCTGTAGTCAAGTAAGACCAGAAGAAATTGAAGACATATATAAATGGTTGTATGACAATATTGAATTGTTTGGTGAAGATGAAGAAAGACAAGAAAGTGCAATTTTAATTATTAAGCAAGGTCTTGTAGATCATACATTAGTTTCTGACCCAGAGATTAACTTGTCTGCAACGTTAATTAGATTAGCGAGATTGTAAATGAAGATTTTAATATTTGGACTACCCGGTAGTGGGAAAACTACACTTGCAAAACCCTTTTCAGAGTTAATTGGAGCAGTACATATCAATGCTGATGCAGTACGTACACAATACAATGATTGGGATTTTACACCCGAAGGACGTATTAGACAAGCACAACGTATGCGTCACTTAGCTGATGGAGTAGTCATGGCCGGCAAAATTGCAGTTGCCGACTTTGTGTGCCCCACTGAACAAGCACGTACAGAGTTTGCACCAGACTATACAGTTTGGATGGATACTATCGAAGAAGGACGTTTTGAAGATACTAATAAAATGTTTGAAACTCCGCCTAGTTGCGATTATCATGTAGGTAAATGGTTTGAGGATACTGCATCAGCATTGTTGCCTGTAGTAAATAGATTTATGGGGAAACAATATGACGGACTTTGATTGGCAAAAGCCTACAACACAAATGCTAGGAAGATGGCAACCTTGGCATGATGGACATACAGAACTGTTCAAACGTGCATTAGCAGAAACAGGCCAAGTGTGTATTCAAATACGTGATGTATTTGGTATAGTCGGTGACGATGCAGGAGCCGGAAGAACTGTAGCACAAACAGATAATCCTTTTACACATATAGATGTAATGGACGGTATTATCGAAGGACTAAACAAAGCAGGCTATACTTATAAAAAAGAATATACTATTATGAAAGTACCTAATATTGTAGACATTAGTTATGGTAGAGGTGTAGGTTACACTTTTACAGAGCATGACTTAGGAAAAGAGATACATAATATTAGTGCTACAAAAATACGTGCAGAAATGCGAGATAAAGGAGATCTATGACATACTTAGTCAACGACAACTGTATTAAATGTAAACACATGGATTGCGTAGAAGTTTGTCCTGTAGATTGTTTCTACGAAGGTGAAAACATGCTTGTAATTAATCCGGACGAATGTATTGACTGTGGAGTGTGTGAACCTGAATGTCCAGTAGATGCTATTATTACAGACTTCCAAGATACTGATAATAAATTTTATGAGCTTAATCACAAATGGTCAAATACTTGGCCTAATATTACTCAGATGCGTAAAGAGGATGTTCCTAAAGATGCAGAGGAATGGGCAGGCGTAGAAAATAAAATGGAGCATTTTTCAGAAAAACCTGGACGAGGAGATTAAATGAAATTAAAATGTAAACATATCTTGTTAAGTTTTGATAAATCACCAAACAGTTCGCACGATAGACCCTTAGGTGTTGCTGTTGCTGATGCTGAACAATTAATAAAAGATATTAAAAGTAGTAAAATTAGTTTTGCCGAAGCGGCAGGAAAACATAGTGCATGTGCAAGTGGTCCAAGACACGGCGGAGAGCTAGGATGGTTTGAAGAAGAAAAGATGCACCCTGACTTTAGTAATGCTGTAAAAGTAATTCAAGTTGACGATATTGGTCCACCAGTCATATCACCTTGGGGTGTACATATTGTGTATAGGCAAGGTTAATGGGTCCTGAAGGTTCAAATTTAAAATTTAGTGAAAACGGGTGTGACTTCTGGGCGTTAGAAAAAAGTTATTACAGAAGTGGTTTCTTTGTTGACATTGGTGCTAGTGACGGAGTTACTGCTAGTAATACATACTTACTTGAAAAGTTTTATAAATGGCAAGGTATTTGTGTAGATCCAAATCCTGTTACATTAAAAAGTATGTGTGGTGCTAGAGATACAATAGTTAGCGACCTGTGTGTATATAAAGAATCAGGAAAAATACTACCCTTCAAATATTTAGGTGATCAATCAGAGTTTTATGGTTGGAATCTTAGAAGTGGTATAGATGGTCTTGTAAGCAACGATATGCCCGTTAAAATGAACGATCATAAAGTGTTTACAATTACACTTACAGATTTGTTAGAACTTTACAATGCACCTAATAAGATTGATTACATAAGCATTGATGTTGAAGGAAGCGAAATTGAAGTTTTAACAGGCCTTGACTTTTCTAAATATGATATTAAAATGTTTAGCATAGAATATGAAAATGAAGAAAATAGAGCAAAGATAGATTGGATCATGTCTAGGAATAATTATGAAAGAGTTGACTTTGATCAACAGTGTACAGAAGATAGGTATATAAAGAATGGTTGAGTATGAATATTACGATTGGAATAACTTGCTTACGGAAGACGACAGACAAAGAATGTGTCGTACTGTATCAACAGGTATAGACTCTGGTAGGTTTTGGACTAACAGTCCAAAGTATCAAACAAATTGGAACGTGTTTCAAGATTTTACAGATCTAAAGATGAGTTTCCTTTGGAGTTGCTTTAGATACTTAGGAAGAGAAGTACAAATTAAAAACGTACAAAGTTGGAGTTTTCGTACAAGTTTAAAACATGCTGAGGATAGAGATACACTTTGGCACCATCACAATCACAATCCTGAAACAACTACAGTAAGCGGTGTATACTATATGCAGTTACCTGATGATGTAAAAGATTTAGAAAAAGCAGGAACAGAATTAGCACCTATTAGTCCAGAAGGTGAAGGTAACTTTTTTGTACCTTGGAAAACAGGACACTGGATGATATATCCTGGAAAGGTATGGCATCGTCCAGGCATAGTACAATCACAACAAGACCGCTATATTGTAGCGGCAGATATGGAGTTTTAAGTGAACGTTAAATTAGTAAGTTATAGTAAACCAGCAGACGAGTTTTTAAAAGAAGGACTTGAAAACGTTCAAGATCTTATTGCATTTTGTGCCAAAGTATCAAATCCTACAGCACAAATTAATATGGAAACAAGTGAACGTTTAATTAAGTATTTGATCAAACATCAACATTGGTCACCTTTAGAAATGGTTAATGCAGTATTAGAAATTAATACTACACGTGATATTGCACATCAAATTGTAAGACACAGAAGTTTTGCGTTTCAAGAGTTTAGTCAGCGTTATGCTAATCCGGCAGAAATGGGTGAAATGTTTATTACTAGAGAAGCAAGATTACAAGATAATACAAATAGACAAAACAGTGTAGAAGTTGACAGTGAATCTGACATTCACTATGCTTGGGCGTCTAAGCAACAAGAAGTAATCGATAAAGCTCGTGAAGTATATGATTGGGCTATTGAGTCTGGTATTGCTAAAGAGCAAGCTCGTGTAGTGCTACCTGAAGGTAATACAAAAACAAGATTGTATATGAATGGTACTCTACGTAGTTGGGTACACTACATTGAACTACGTGGTGCTAATGGTACACAAAAAGAACACATGGACATTGCTCATGAATGTGCTAAAATTATTGCAGAGATTTTCCCACTAATGAAAACTCTATGATGGGTGCTAACTGGCAACGTGACGTACAACAACATTCTGTTGTAAAGAAGTTTGCTTGGCTACCTGTAGTAACCAATAGTAATAAACGTGTGTGGTTAGCACACTACTATATCAAATACACACACTATGATGATATGGGTAAACCACCTATCAAGTGTTCAAGTTGGGAATATACCTACACAGAAAATGAATATTTAATTCAAGTATTGAAAGGGGCCTAAACCCCTTTCTTTATTCGTCTCCGTATACTTCTAATATCTCCTTCACTGCTTCATGCCTTTCAATGTCTTGGTGACCAAATTCTATACATGCTAGGTGTGACGCATAACCAAACTTACCTAAATGATCAATAAAGTCAATTAAGCCATTATCTTTCATTCTGTCTGCTTGATTTAAGTCTCCTGTCACGGCCATCTTGGAACCTTCCCCTAAACGTGTTAGTAGCATCTTCATTTGATTAGCTGTTGAGTTTTGCATCTCGTCAGCAATGATATATGCCTTTTTAAACGTTCGACCACGCATATATGCTAACGGTGCTATTTCTAATACACCTTCTGCAATCATGCCTTCGATATCTTTTGCCGTAAAATAATCTCTTAATACGTCAAATATAGGTCTTGTCCAGGGGGCCATTTTTTGTTCTAAGGTGCCAGGTAAAAAACCTAGATCCTCGTCAACTGAAACAGCCGGTCTTGTAACAATAATTTTGTCCACAACACCTTCTTTGAAAAGTTTAATTGCTGTTAAAACTGCGATCAGAGTCTTACCAGTACCAGCCGGACCAATGCCAAAGACAACGTCTTTCTTTGCATCAGCCAGAGTTAGCATGTAAGATTCCTGTGCCCTATTACGAGGCACAATTTTAACATTTTTGTGCTTTTCAGGAAGGTAGTTATTAATTTGAACAACATTATTGTGAAAGTTCTTACTCTTGCGAGCTCGCTTTGCACTCATGAAGTGTCCTCCTTTAATGTGACTTCTATAAACTCTTACTTTGTTTACAAAAATATTTATCTAGGTTTGTCAACTGTTAAGTGCTAACACAACTTATGTGATAAATAACTATATAATAGAATAGGTGGCGATATAATGAGAGATATCACAGACGTAGTAAAAAACATATCAGAGATATATGACAGCGATGTAGCATTCACTGTATTAAAAGACTTTGAAAGAGTGCTAGATGATTTAGACATATATGTGTATGAAAACTGGGCTGAAGGCGAAATAGTACATGGTCCTAAAATTAGTAGACATTGGGTAACTTGTGCGTTTATGTGGCCAATTGACGAAATGCCTGATCCAATGGGCGGAAAACGTTTGTTAGACTATGACTGTAAGGTTACCTATAAAAAAGATAAAATTATAAAACCACGTAAAATACGTAAACCAGATGATATTCGTCCTGGTACTAAAAAAGGTAAGTTAGATACATTACCAATTTGGGTCGTAGAGATTATGATGCCTAAAAAATTAATTGCAGACATTTATGGTGGCATGAAAGCAATGCAAAATTACGAAGTAGATGCTGGATCACAACCTACTGTTCCTGCAGAAACACAAGAAGCTGATTTAGGAGCACAAGCAAGTGCTGATGCTGGCGGCGAAGAGTTAGAGACAGTATAATGGGTTTACTTAAAAACGATCTAGGACATTTAGTAGATAAGATTATCGAAATTGATTCTTATAAATCAAAAATGGGTGAAGATTCTGATATTGTTACACTAGCATTTAGTGTACACGGACAAGAACCTGCAAAAGATTTAGAAAACTTTATTGAAAAAGGTTATCCGTTTGTGCTTGATGCTGATGTTACTTCAGGAGAACAGTCAGATGGTACGTACAAAGTATTTGTTGAAATGGAACGTAACAAAGATATACCAATGCAAATTATAGAAATTGCTGACGGTGTAAGTAAACTAGCTGATTTAGAAAAAATGAAGTTTAGATATTACAAGAACTTTAGAAGTAAAGAACTTGACGAAGAAAATTTAGCAACTATACCTGTTGATAAAGAAAGTTACGATATTGCTGTTAACGAAACACAGTATGAAAACTATAAAAACTTCTTTACTAAAAGTTATGCCGAATCTATTGATATGCTAGGTGAAACACTAATTGTTAAAAACACTTATGCACAGCCACTAAGATTTGAAGTAACAGACTTTGGTAAAGATACAGTAATTAATGAAACTATTAACATGAAAGACATGAGTGAAGTTATTTTCCTTACTAAAGTACTAGGAGACTATAATATTACTAAGTATGGTGAAAATGTTATACTAACTAACGAAGGTTATAGTTTACATTTAAAAAGGATCTAAATGAATAACTGTCAAAATTGCGGACACGAATCACATTGTGGAACAAGTTTATTCAAAGATCATAAAGACGGCGACAATCAAACTATAAATATCAAAGTATGTGAGCAATGTCGATGTATGGCATGCCAAATAAAGGATACAAAAGAAAATGGCTAAAGAACACTTTAAATTTGATTTCGAAGAATGGATGGCTGAAGAGCTTATTCATAGAGACGATTGGAAAGATTGGTACAACGCAATGTGCGAGATCTTACCATTATGGGAAGTGAATACAGCAGAGCGTGTAGCAATGTTTGTAGCACAATGTGGACACGAGAGTGGCGGCTTTAGAGTACTAAGTGAAAACTTGAACTATAGCGCCAAAGCATTGAATACAATTTTTCCTAAATATTTTAGGAGAGCAAATAGAGATGCAAATGAATATCATAGACAACCTGAAAAAATCGCAAACGTTATTTACGCTTCACGTATGGACAACGGCGATACTGCTAGTGGTGACGGCTGGCGCTTTCGCGGTGGTGGTATACTTCAGTTAACTGGACGTTACAATTATACACAGTTTGCTAAAGAAATGGAAATGACTCCGGAAGAAGCAACTGATTATGTACGCACTAAGAAAGGCGCACTAGACTCAGCATGTTGGTTCTGGGATACAAACAACTTAAACAAGTATTGTGATGCTATGGATATTGTAGGCGCAACAAAACGTATTAACGGCGGAACTATTGGTTTAGATGATCGCAAGAAACATTACCTACATGCAATGGATGTACTAGGTGGCGACTTTGAAGAGCCAGAGGTAGATTACAATCAAACAATTAGGCAAGGATCACGTGGTCCACTAGTAGCAGAAGTACAAGAGAAACTTGATATTTCACCTGCTGATGGAATCTTTGGTCCAGGCACTGCACGTATTGTTAAAGAATGGCAGAGTTCAAACGGACTTACTGCTGACGGTATTGTAGGACCAAAAACATTGGGAAAGTTACTAGGGTAGGCGGTATGGGTGCAAAGTTAGCATTAGTAATGTTTGTTTTAATGTGTGCCATGAGCGGTGGCGCCTATTGGTATTATAATGACACACAAGAACGTATTGCTATCTTAAACGAAAATAACGCAAAACTAGAAACAGCAGTCCAAACAAATGAAGAAGCTCTAGCATCGCAAAGGGCTTCTTTTGAAGCAATGGTTGTAGAAAACAATAAACTACAAGAACAGTTTAAAGAAATAAACAACAGAAATCGTTCACTAGAAAATAGACTTTCTAGACACGACATTGGCGCAAGTGGAGTTGCTAAGCCTGGTTTAACTGAAAAGGTTTTAAACAATGCAACTAAAAATGCACAGCGTTGTTTAGAAATTTTTAGTGGTAGTGCATTGACTGAAAAAGAACTTAGTGCAACTAAGCCTAGTGAAATAAACAACGAATGTTGGCGCACAGCAAATCCAAACTTTGATCCTAACATACAATCAGATGCATGGAAAAGGAAGAACTTATGAACAGACATGTAGGCAGAGGTGTAATAGTTTTAGTTATATTATTGGCGGCGTTTGTTTTATCTAGTTGTACATCAACTCCAAGACAAATTGAAATAAGTGCAAAGCCAATTGAAAAACCTAAATTAGTTTTACCACCAGCAGATGAATTACGCTTAAAAGATTTAGAATGGGTAGTTATTAACGAAGAAAATGCTCAAGAAGTTTGGGAAAGACTAAAAAAAGATAAAAAAGATCCTGTACTAATTGGCTTAACTGATGATGGCTACGAAATACTAGCAATGAACATAAGCGATATTATGAAACTGTTACAACAGCAAAAAGCAATCATTGCCGCTTACCAAAATTACTACGAAGAATCAGAACAGGCACTAGAAGATGCAAACAGTGAAATCCAAGGTGCTAAAGAAGAAGTCGACAAGCAAAATTCTACTCCAGAAGACTCTATTTTAAATAAGATCAATCCATTCAAATAATGAATAAATTATTTGTTGTTGCCCTACTGTCATTAATACTGACTAGTGGATGTGCAAAACAAATGGATTGCGAAGCCAAACCAAATCCAAAAGTAACCATAGACGGTAAACGTAATATCGAAGTGACGCCCGGTGCGACTTTAGCCTGTGATTTTTGACATAAATACATACATAATAATGAGGGAATACTATGTGGGAAATGATTGAACAAATGGCGAGCAATCGCTTATGGATTTATACAGCATTAGCTGGATCAGTATTTGGTGCAGGATTTTTATTCTGGTTCAAAGATACAAAAATGGCAACATGGGCTGTAACAAAGTTTGATGCCACACTAGAATACCTAGCAATACGTTGGGGTTGGACATGGTTACAAAATGATCCAAATGCTTGGCGTGTGAAATATCCAAAAATTACATCTAAAATAGATGAGCTTGAAAAGCGTATCAAACATCTTGAGGGGAAAAGATAATGCCAAGAAAGAAGCCAGAAGATTTGAATAAACCAGAGGCGGCTCCTGCTCCAGTAGCAGAAACAAAGCCAGACGCGGTAGTAGTTGCTACACAAGATAGTACAACACGCAAAGTCAAACTAGACTTAGAAGTAGATACAAGTGTAAAAGACTTAGGTCCTAATCCATATGCTAGGTTAATACATTTAGCAAGAGCAATTGATGCTTGGAGAATTTTTCCAAGAGCATTCTTAACTGTTTACATTGTACTATTATATAAAGTAGTAATATGGTTTATGAATTTAGATGCTCCAAGTTTTGAACAAAGCGGACTTGTTAGTATTGTTGTAGGTGCCGGTGCGGCATGGTTTGGACTATACACCGGATCTAGTAAATCTAAGAAATAGTTTCTATAAGTAATAGTATGGACTATTACAATATATTAGGTGTTAATCGAAACGCTTCGGACAAAGAACTTAAACAAGCATATAAGAAATTAAGTATGCAACACCACCCTGATCGTACAGGTGGTAGTGACGAAAAGTTTAAGCAAGTTAACGAAGCATACAGCACACTAAAAGATCCACAAAAACGACAAGCATACGATAATCCACAACCACAGTTTAATTCACAACATTTTAACCAAGGGGGATTTCAAGGCGGCTTTGACATTAATGATCTAATGGGCCAATTTGGATTTGGTGGTAGGCAAATGCGTAATCAAGATATTACGATAGGTTGTAACATTAGTATTGGTGAAGTTTACACTGGTAAAAATGTTCTTGCTACATACAGGCTTAATAACGGATTAGAACAAACTGTTGATATTAAAATACCTGTAGGTGTGCGGAATGGTGACAAAGTAAGATACTCAGCAATGGGTCAACAAGACATTCAGCAAGTACCGCCGGGAGACTTATTTGTACAAGTAGTAGTACAATCCACAAATGAGTTTGAAGTGCATGGATTAGATTTAATTACTACGAAGAGATTGAACGTTTTAAAACTAATTACTGGTTTATATACTACAATTAGTGTTCCGGGTGGTGCTAAAGTTAATCTAAATATACCCGGAGGAACTCAACCAGGCACAATATTAAAAATTACAGGCAAAGGCTTACCAAACAGACAAGGCAACCCAGGAAATATCTTAGTTAAAATTATAGGTCAAACACCGTCAGGGCTCAGTGAAATGGACAAGAGACTTATTGAGCAAATTGGCAAAAAATATAGTTGACTTTAATACTATGATATCGTATAATGTAAATACAGTTATAGAAAAGGAATAATGATTTATGGTTGAACCGAGCGAAGAGTTACAGGTAGTATTTGACAAAGCAATTAAAGATGCTAAAAGATTGGAACATGAATATGTTACATTAGAACATCTGTTGTTTGCAATGCTATGCACAGAAAATTTTACAAATATCTTAAAAGGTTTTGGTATTGATGTTCAACCTTTGCAGAATGATATCTTAACTTATCTTCAAACAAAACTTGATGATATTAAAGTTCCTGCAGGCACAAAATATAAGCCAAAGAAAACACAAACAGTAGAACGTGTAATGAATAGAGCATTTACGCAAGTATTGTTTAGTGGTAGACAGCATATTGATATTTGTGATGTATTTGTTTCGTTACTAAACGAAAAGAAAAGTTTTTCAACATATACACTTACAAAAGCAGGTGTTGAAAAAGAAGCATTTAACACATATATTAACAACGAATTTGTAGGCTCTGCTGAAGATGAAGAAATGGCAGGACATGCACAACGGGCTCTTAAAGCATTTACATCAAATTTAAATCAAGAAGTTGTAGATGGTAAGATTGATCCTGTTATTGGACGCAAAGACGAGATTGAAAGCATTTGTTTGTCATTAGGACGTCGAGGAAAGAACAACGTACTATTAGTAGGTGATCCGGGTGTTGGTAAAACTGCTATTGCAGAAGGACTAGCATATCGTATTGTTAATAAAGATGTTCCAACGTTCCTTGAGGAGTATTCAGTATACAACTTAGACATTGGTGCTATGTTAGCAGGTAGTAAATACCGCGGAGACTTTGAAGAACGTTTTAAATTAGTTATGGCCGCTATTAAACGTCAAGGCAAAACGATTGTATTCATTGACGAAGCACACATGATGAATGGTGCTGGTGCTGGCGGATCAAACAGTAGTAATGATCTAGCAAATATGTTAAAGCCTGCACTAGGTAAAGGCGATATTAAAGTTGTTGCATCAACTACATGGGACGAGTATCGTAAATACTTTGAAAAGGATCGTGCATTGATGCGTAGATTCCAACGTGTAAGTGTTGACGAGCCTGATAAGAAAACAACAACAGATATCTTACATGGTATTAAGAAGTACTACGAAGAATTTCACGAAACAATTATTACAGAAGAAGCAATTGACGAAGCAGTTAAACTTTCAATAAAATATATTACTGATAAGAAATTGCCTGACAAAGCAATTGACTTGATTGACCTAGCATGTTCACGTTTCAAAGTAAACAATGCTACAGGAGATCGTGTTGTTGGTCCTGAAGAGATTAAATTTGAACTTGCTAAGTTTGTAAATCTTCCTCCAGAACAAATACAACAAAAAGAAACTAATAATTTAGCAAGTCTTGACCATAATCTTAAACTTAATGTTTACGGTCAAGATGATGCTATTGAAGAAATTGTTGATAAGATTCTTGTTGCACAAGCAGGCCTTAAGTCAGAAGAAAAGCCAATTGGATCATTTGTATTCATGGGTCCAACAGGTGTTGGTAAGACTGAACTTGCTAAACAACTTGCAAAGAATCTAAGTATACATCTTGCACGTTTTGATATGTCAGAATATCAAGAAAAGCATAGTGTAAGTAAATTAATTGGTTCTCCTCCAGGCTACGTTGGACACGACGAGCATTCAGGACAGTTGATTAATCAACTACAAGAACATCCTAACTGTGTTCTATTGCTTGATGAGATTGAAAAAGCACACCCAGACATTGCACAAATTCTTTTACAGATTATGGACAATGGTAAGATTACTGGAAGTGACGGTAAAGAGGCTGATGCACGTAATTGTATCTTAATCCTTACAACTAACTTAGGTGCAGAACAAGCTGAGAAAAACACTATTGGATTTAGTCAAGACTTTGCTGGAGACTATGGCGATGAAGAATTCAAACGTTTCTTTGCTCCAGAATTTAGAAATAGACTTGATGGTGTAGTTACATTTGGTAAATTAGAAAAACCTATTATGTTAAAAATTGTTGGTAAGTTCTTACTTGAACTTAGAACAATGCTTGATGATAAAAATGTTGTTTGTCAAATTAGTGACGATGCTCTTGATCATCTTGTAGAAAATGGGTTTGATAGTAAGATGGGTGCAAGACCAATGCACAGATATATTGATAAAGAAATCAAACGTCCACTAAGTAAGATGCTATTATTTGGCGATCTCAAAGATGGCGGTACTTTAAAGATTGATGTTGCTGATAATAAATTGCATCTAGAACCTATCAAAGAAAAGGTAAAAGATGTTACAGAAGCTATACACAACTAAGTTATTCTATAACAAGTACCTATACAAACTTCGTGTAAAGAGCGGTATTGCATCGCTCTTTCGAGGACTTAACTTAGGTTATGTTAAATCAAAACTAGATGCTATGCAGAGAGATGCTGAAGCAGAATTACCTATACAAAGTCCTTTTAATCATGTGTTGCGTAAACATAATACAACTGTTACATTAGAAACATTTATGGATGCTTGTGTTTTATACAATGCACTAGAAAAAAATAAAAGACATGCTATGGTACGTTGCGAAGGATACACATTAGATATGTATTCAAACGAACCTGAATGGTTAGAAAAATTACAAAAACAAGTTGATGCTACACAATGGTATGAGCCTGAAAATGATTATGTATTTGATTACCTTTTACAAAATGCAAACACAGAACTAGTTGATGGGGAAGTTGTATGGCAATATAAAGCATTACTAGGTAAAAAAGTTGACCCTAATTTTGCAGACTACTGTGAAAATAATCCAGACGGCTTTAAAATAGGCAATGTTGCTAAACGTGTTGTACGTAACAATCATTTTGCTGAAGGGTTTTACTTCTATGCTAAAAATGAACGTTACCTTATGTTAGCAAAAATAGCATTAGGAGGTCAAATCCGTCGTGTGATAAAATATGTTTCACGCAACGATTTGCATAAATAGTATTATGCCAAGCACAAGCGAAATAATTTTATCAGCAAACACACATCCAGGGGACAGTACGACTGAAACTGTAACCGGAAGTAATTTTAAGGGTGACGGATACTATGGAAGATCAGATGGTATTCATACTGTACAGTATGATTATGCAGGTCTTACAGGTTCGATCACTATACAAGCAACACTAGCCACTACACCAGCAGACGCTGACTGGTTTGACGTAGATACTGTAACCGTTGCTAATCAAACAGACGTTAAATATGCTAACTTTACAGGTAACTTTGTTTATATTAGAGCAAAACTAGTATACACAGATGGTACTGTAAACAGCATTAGACTTAATCACTAGGAAGTAGTATGGAAAATTTTATTAATGTTATTTTTGATAACAAAGAAGAACTAGATGATATTGTAGTATCAGAAGTAGCTACTATGGCTTCACCTGCATTGCTTGAAAGTGAAACAAATTATAGTCTTAATGAAAGCGAAGATGGAAAAACTGTGCTTACTGTAGAAACACATGCACAATTAGACGAAGAAGAATCAGATTTGGTTGCTGAAGATATAGCAAACAAATTATTTGATTTAGGATATGATAACTTTGATATTGAGGTAAGTGTATAATGCGTTACGGTCAGTTTAAATTAAGTGAAGATGAAATACAGGCTCTAAGACCTGCTGTTAGCCCTACTAAAGTTGAAGACGATGTAGATCAAAACTTAGACATCATTGCAACTGCCGCAGATAATGCTAAAGAAGAAAATCCTAGCATATATAAGAAAATTCAGAGTCAGTTAGAGAAACTACAACAAAAAGCAAAACAACTTCTTGCTAATCAAGGTAAAGAAGAGTCTGTTGAAGAAGACGTTGCTGTAGCAACTTCACCAATAGAAATGCTTATTGCAAATATAAAGCAAACCATTGATGCTATGTGTGGCGGGCAACCAATAAACGTATGTAAAAATCCTGATGCTATGAAATTACAAAAAGATATTTCAGCATTAGAACAAGCAATTCCTGAACAAATTAAACAGGAAAGAGGCGAAGAAAGAACGCAAACTATAAAAGATCTAAAAACCTTTAAAAGAGAATTAAGAAATAAATTAAAGTTACTTGTTAAAAAAGCAGAAGGTTTAACTCCTGAAAGCCAATTAGATAAGACTAATATGAGTGCTGTACAAAAAAGTATTTTAAATCATATGACAGCTATTATTAACACAGTTGAGGACAGAGATATTTCTCCAGAAACAATTAATAAGTTTTTAGATTATGCTATTGCAGGTCAAGTAATTGATATGAAAGGTTTAGTTGCGGCTAAGAAAGGTAAGATTGATGATCATATTAATCAAAATCTAGATCAAGACGTAAAAGACTTATTTGACGAAGAAATTAAAACAGCATTCTTTGGGTTTATTCCTGGCGGAACAACATCAGGAAATTATGGACCTGCTGAAGTAGGTTTAGCAATATTAGGTAACCCTGCTAAAAAAGCAGATGACAAAGGCGATCTAATAGTAGACGGTGTTGCCTTTGAACTAAAAGGAAGTGGATACAATAGTAAGCAAATGACTCCAGGTAGTTTATACGGAGCAAGGTTAAATTCAAAAGGAATTGGTGCTGGTACTTCTGGTTGGCAAGAATTAAATAAACAAGTTAAAAGAATTAATCCTAAAATAAAAGAAATTAATCCAAACGACGAAAAAGGTGCAATGAAAGAACCAGGCTACATGAGTGCATTTAACGTAATGACTTCAAAAGGTAAAGTATCTAAGAAACTTTCGAGTAGGTATAATTTTAATGCTAGTGGGTTAAAAGTTTTAAACAATGAAGTTCTTATTCCAAACGGCAAACCTGAAGATACTGTAGAACTTTTAGATGCAACATTTAAAAGTATTATTAATGGTTGGAAAAAAGTTAGTAATTGGAAGAAAAGAATTTCTGCAATGGTAGAACCTGATGGCAGTATCGACGTTAGTAAGTTTCAACTTAACTATTCTGCACTAGCATATGATAGTTACAATAAAGAAGATGAAGTAGAAAACATATTGTTTGTAAACTCTATGAATAGGAATTACTATCTAATTGGTACTCAAGCAGAGTTGATAAAAGCAGTTGAAGCCGGTGATGTTATGATCAAAGGTGGTATAACTTGGAATGATGATCAACAAAAAGCAACTCCACAATACGCAAGAGCTTAAACTAACGTAAGTTCTTTTTCTCTATCTAAATATTTGTATTCAACTTTAACTGGATCCCAGCGTTCTAGTGCATCAAATACTTTATCTTTATGTAATTCACCACATGTATATACATCTAGTTGTACTAGTGCAGGACTGGTTTCGTCCCAAACGTGTATTGCTATATGACTTGTTTCAATAATAGTAACACACGTAAACCCTCTATTGCCCGGCATTTCACAATACTTAGCATATGGCCCCATCATTATCTTCATATCTATATCTCTTATTAAATTACCAGCCCAATCGACTATAGTTTGCTCGCATTGTGGTGGATTGCTTACTTCAGCTCTAATTATCATGTGTTTGTGCTTCAACATAGCCGTTCCTTTTTGGTTTCTATTTAGTCCACTGCACCATTAGAGGTTGACTACTATTGATAAATACTTTATATTACAACGTAAAGGTGTTGACGCATGACAAAAACATTTAAAGACTACTTATTAGAAGCCGAAACAAACGAATCAGGCTTACAATACTATACTGGTGTGAAAAAGCACGGTAAAGAATATATGAAAAAAGCCGCTAAAGCAGGACGTGAAGGTGCTAGTCAAGAAGAATTAGGACGCATCAAAGACAAATACAGTAAAGCTGAAAAGACAAAAGAAGCATACTCACCAGGCGACGAAAATGAAGAAGGCATGGTAAGTAATTGCTGTGGCGCACCTATTATGGATGTCTATCAAGGACATGGCAGATGCTCAGATTGTAAAGAAATGGCAAGTGCTGTACCCGATAACGAAGAACTTGATAGAATGAAAGAACTTGCTGGTGCAAGTATTGACGAAACATATGATGACGATGATGACTTCTACGAAGCGTATGGCGAAATGTGGTACAATGAAGATGAAATCATGGACGAAGCAGAGTACCAAGGGCGTAAAGTTAAACTTGGTAAGCCTATGCAAGGTGACGTTAAGAAGTTTAAAGTATACGTAAAAGATCCTAAAACAGGTAATGTAAAAAAAGTAAACTTTGGACACGGCGGATCAAGTGTTAAAGGTAAAGCAATGAAGATTAAAAAGTCTAACCCTGCAAGACGTAAGAGCTTTAGAGCA